GAGTCATCGTGATGCCATACGAGGCAAACCAATCACGAAGCGTACACATATTGAACACATCAGACACAGAACGATCAACAGCACAAATGAAGTCATCACCGTAAAACACAAATTTACACAAACGGTGATAGTCGGCAAGATCACGACCAGTTATACACATCCAAGCGATTCGCATATACACTTTGTTGACATAACAATTGCCAGCAGCAGTGATATAAGATCCGCTCGGCATACCACAATTGAGCTTGATGAGCACATTGACAATGACGAGGAACACTTGAGGCATTTCATGACACAACACAGCACGAGCAATAGCGTTGAGCAATCTGGTTTCAGCAGGAGCAGAATCAAAGTTTTCATACCAATGATTCGCAACGGTGACGAAGATATCAATAGCTTCAGGGGGAACTTTTCCATCCCACTGACCTATATCGCCATCACCGATAAGCGAACTCTTGGAAAGCAGCGATCCAGCAAGCAAGTTCCATTCAGTAGACCACGAATCAATGCCAATAGCACACTCATTCTCAAGACGATTATCAGCAATGCAAGCGAGAAAAGCACCAAACAATTTGCGCATACAGAGGAAATGATCGACAGGTAACATGACGAACACACGAACTTTTCCTTTCCTAATCTTTTCCTCAGAGATCAAATCGTCTTTAAGAATGGGCGCACCAGTAGAGGGAACACGACGACCGCGACGAGCTTCATACAAACGATGAACGCAAGCAACAAGAAGTTCCCTTCCGGCAACAGAATCAGAAAAATCAACAGGACGTTGATCTTCTGGATCGCGACGGAAGAATCCTTCTTTTCCACGAGTTCCAGTGGGCTTTATAAAAGTCCACGGAAATCCAGCTGAAGCATCGAGGTTAGCACTTTTACAGTTGGGATACTGCGGAATGCCTCCAATAGCTTCAGTCCAAGTCCACTCACGACAATGAGAACGACGCCACGCAAGCACTTCATTACACATGTCATCACGAACAGCACGCAAATACACAGAAGGGAACGAAATAGCGACCTCGCGATACTTTTCCACATTGAGGAGCATGATGTCTCCGACTTCTTCGGGAAGACGAGGATCATCATTCCTCAGCGGAGGGGGAAAAGTAACAGGGCTAAAAATTTCACCTTGGATAGCACTGGCGCGATACTTAGACTTCTGAGGAGACCGAACTTCGAATCCTTCTTCAGTGACTCCAATGGCATCAATGTTGCCTTCGGGAAACTCGCTCTTCGGACGACTTTGAGCGACCGCCTCCGATGAACCAACCGATAAAGATTTAACTTCTTCAATCAGTTCTTCAGAAGCCTTGACATCTAACTTAGCGGGAACGGCATTGACAATGGGAACGTGACCTTCACACAGCGCGTTAACGTCGGCGATAGTAACAACATTGGCGATAGCGATAGCACGAGACTTAACACCTGCAACGTGGATGCCAACAATTTCACGCATCATTCGAGGATCCATGGACACAAGAACACCACCGCAGTCACCAGCTTCAGTAGGCATATGGGAACGCAAGTTGACCATGGTAACAAACTTCGAACCTTTCAACTCGTATTCGACTTTCTCATGGAAAACTTGGACTTCAGTCATGACACATTCGAGTTCAACTTTATCATTGAGCTTCACAAAAGCACACGTAAAGTTCTCGTGATAGGAGATATCTTCATCTGTCCACACGTGTTTGCGTAGATCGGGGAAGGCCCAACCCATAGTGCCAAGATGATACATGGCGACGTCGGAATCGTCAAAGAACGTGACACGATCAGGATCGAAATGAGTGACGATACGAGTGAGACGAATGCCAACAAGCTCAAGTTCCGTATCCTCGGGAATAAGTTCTCCGTTTCTGAAGAAAACATGCTTCGGAGCTAGGAAACTTGTGCCAGCGACGGCAAACGCATTAACGCTGAGACCGCACACGGTAAGACGCATGAGAGAACGACCAACATTTCGCAATGCGAAATCACGCCTTTGAGACACAACTTCTTGACCAGCTTGAGCAGTATATCGCACGGGAACAATGCGAGGACGAGCACGCAGAGGACGAGACGTCTTGGGTTTACCAGACGGCTTCTGCCACTTGCTTTGGGGTTCAGCAAGCGGAGCAGCAGTCCACCAACGATAAACACGAACAGCAGCAATAACGATGGACACGGCAGAGACACCAAGCATGACAAATTTCAACAAGGGAGACATTTCACAAAACTGCTCAAACAACAGACGAGGCTTAGTACACACAGCAACGAAAGCAACGAGAGCACGGCGCAACGAACCAACAGCAACACAAGCAGTACATTTGACAACACCGGCGACAACACTAGACCATGAAGCATTTTCAGGAATGACATATGTTGACATGTGAGCAAAATACACAGTACCAAGACCACGAATCTGGCAACCTATCCGCTGCTCAACAATAGTACCAGAATACGACTGATTAGGGTCGTACTCAAATAGTGACTGACGAGCAGCGACAACGTTGAGTCCAGGATGGGTAAGAACGGCGCGAGCAGTAGACGCAATTTGAGAAGCATTTTCTCCAACAACAGCAGATACAGATTGGGACGTGTACATAGCTGCGTTGGAAACACCAACTCGCTCACTCTCACGGATTCCATTGATACGTCCTTGATCATCACGAGAATAAGCAACACAAGCGGCAAAGTCTGGTCTGGAATACAAAGACACGGGATTGACAACAGGATTAGCAATGACCGGAGCGGCAGAAGCAACGAAAGTATGAAGTTGCATAGTGTCATTGACAACAGGAGGAGCATCTTCACAACCACCTTCTTCTGCATCGACATACTCTCCAGCGACGGCTTGAGCGGAAATTTCACAAGGTGAAAAGCCAGTAAGACCAACGGGAAACACAGGAGGAGGAATGTTAGTTGGAGGCATACATTCATCGACCGGAACGGGAATGGATAACGCTGCCATACGAGCGGCTTCAGCTTTCCAGTGAAGAGTCCAACGATCAAGAAGGATCTTATAGAAAGCATCCCACTCGTAAGCAGGCTGAGAATCCATGACAGGGGGAACAAGTCCGATAGTAGTGGGAGCGACACGGTAGAGCAAACATTCTCGCAACTTTCGACCAGCAACTTTAGAAGAGTCAACGCGTCCATCTTCGAGCGCAAATTCAGGCTTGACTTCAATTTGGGCAGCAATGGCAGCACGACGCCACAGGGATTGATGATCACAATGAGAGTTGGGACGAGGATGCATGTTGTTAGTAGTAGCAACAACGACGCGAGAGATAAAGTAAGTAGACGCTTTGTCCTCAATCCGAGCCATGTGGAGAGGCATAGGAGAAGGAGAAATCATCTGCTTCCACTCTTGATGGAAATCGTGAGGTTGTTGAGTATCATCACGCAACATGAAAGCGTCGTCAATGTACACGACGGGCTGACTAGCGTATCCGTCCCAAAATTCTTGAGCAGAGCTACGCACATAGGGCATAGGAATACGGCCTTCATACTGCGGAGACAACATTTGGCACAGTTCAGCGGCAACAGCGGACTTTCCACGACCAGCAGCACCTCCGAGAACGACAGCGAAGGGAACAGGACGATGACTTCCAGCATGTACGGCGCCATCAACAAGGTCAACAAGTTCTTTCACTCGAGATGAAACGAGCTGAAGAAGAACATTGACATTGTTGAGCGCAATTTTTCGATTGACAGCTTCGGCAAGAAAAGTAGTCCAACGATCACGAAGGTTGAGAATAGCAGCTTGACGATCAGGGTTGTTCGACAACAACCGTTTTCCCTCGGCAGTAGACCAAGCTTCACAATCTTCAACAATAGCATGAAGACGACCACCAGGACGAACTTGAAGAGCAAGCCACAAGTCAGGAGACGCAATGGCAACCCAGTTACGCACACAATCGGGAAGATTTTCAAGAATCCAACGAACACCGGTGGTAACAGAACCAGCGGTGTTACGAAGATTCCACTGAGCACGACACAAATCAGACACGTCACGCAACTCAGCACGAGTACATACACGATTAAGTACAACGGCACCAATAAGCGACAACACAATAGGCAAACCATCAGACACAGCATCCGCTTGAGCTTCAACTTCATCAGTCTTCAACAGATGGGCATAGTTGGCATTGGACTCAAACTCCTTCATAACTTGAGCGGAGCGATGAGTAGCACAATACAAACGAGACGTCTCATTGAGACGATCGGCATCTTCTCGATTAATTCCAGAAATAGATGAAAACTGGAATTCGCGAACTGAATCGGTGAACTTACGGATAAGCACAGAATCAAGACCGAGAGCTTGCAAGATATCAATGGCAAACATAGGCAAGAACGAGTAGCATCCAGTACGAATAACATTGAGTAACTTGGCAAGCAAATTTACACACATAAGAACCTTGGGAGCATACTTGTCGATGAAATCAGGAATAGCATAGAACACAGTATGAAGAAAACTTCGCATAGCAGTTTTCCATCGACGGTAGTCTTCAAGAACCTCGAAGAAGTCCTTGAAAGGCTTGAACACCAGAGAAAAGAATTCTCCGATTCCAGCCTGAGCTTCGACTTCATCGTCAGAATCCACGTCGAGTCCACGTTTCACTTTCTGACGAGACTTTTTCTCTAGTTCAGTACCATACATAGTGACGTAATAGTCCTCGTTTTCTTCAACATAACGAGCAACATCCTTGGACTCTTCATCTTCGTCATCAGACAAGAAATCAGTCCACGTCTTAGCGTCACCACGACGACCAACTCGACCAGTTCCAGCAGCTTTCAAAGCTCTAAGACGCGCACGATTCTCCTTAGCTGCAGATCTAGCAACAGCTCTTTGATGAATAGCCTGAGGAGACAAGTGTTCAAGATAGTACTTGTCCTCCTGTTTGATCCACTTAAGGAAGCGATGACATTGGCGTTTCGACGAACTTGGAAAACGAATTTTGAACGCAGCGTACAATTGGGCAAGATAGGCAGATCGGAATCCATAGTCATCATGTTCGACTTCACGAGTTCGCATGGTGGTAACAACATGAGAAAGCGCAGCTTGACGATCGACGGAAGCGTAGAGAACACGACGAGCTTCAGTAATAGCATTCATTTCGCATTGAATTGGGGGGAGTGGTATACTCTTAGGTTGGGCCGACAAGAGTTCCAATGAAAGCGGTTTACACTCACAAGACATAACAGGGCACAAAGAACAGAGTAGCACAGAACGAAATAGGGCCAGACGAG